TAAGGAGTTATCTAAAGAATACCATCTTACGCCTGTCTTTAAATTTGTCTCATAAGTCGCAGTATTTGTTCTAGAGGTCTGAGCAATCTCATCAAGACCATCATTCATTATACCCATCATATACTTATGACTCTTTCTACCATAATTATGCTCAATTTGTCCTATTAAATCTTTCACAAGTCTACCAGCCATTATCTTGCCACCTGACTATAGGCTGGTACTTTCTTAGCCTGTTCTGCTTGTTCAACTATCTGATACCCTTTTAACAGTAATCCCATTGCTATGTTAATATCTTCTTTAATGTTCTTTATCATAGCGAATGTAACTTCAGTCAATATTTGTTGTGCCTGTGCTACATCTAAATCTTCTGCGGTTATATATGCTGCTAAGGAGGCTGATGTCCCATTAGCGATTTCTCCAAGTTTCTTTTCTGCTGCTTTTAAGGCTGCAGCATTAACTACTATATGCTCTATATCCTGTGGAAGATATGCACCATCTCCAACTGTTCTATTATAATTCCACCCTTCAATAGTAAATGTCCATGCATCAGCTGCAGTATGTCCTGTTGTAGTTGCGAATGTAACAGTTACCCCATCCTCTAACTCATTCCCACCTTCTAATATAGCTACACCAGATGCTCCTCCAGTACCATCTTTAGTCCATGCAAAAGTATCTGGGGTGGCTGCAGCATCTATAGTAACAACAAAAACTGTATCGGCATTAGCAAAAGTTGAATCGTTTACAGTAACTGTCATGTCGTTTGGTCCACCTGATGGGTCCTGTACAACAGTACCTGCTTTTCCACTTGGTGGGACCCTAACCCAATATGCTTTAGAATCAGAATCAGAACTAACAGGCTCTAAATGTAGCTTCCCACCTAACGTATACCAAACTGGGTCAGTATAAGATGCTTCTTCTTGCCATCCACTTGCAGCTTTAACACGACCACTAAGTCCAGCATCTACCTTCCTACACTCAATAACTTCTTCTGTAGGAGTAGATACTCCAGCTGAAGTCTGCTCAGCCTCAGTGTAAACTCTTTGAACATACATTATTTTGTTAGTACCAACTTCTACCCCTCCTGAAGCTACAGCATCAGAGAACTCCATTCCCCAAAGCATCTCAGTAGGAACACTGTTTATACAAAACTGTAGTCCCTCAATCATCCATGCACTGACATCAGCATTCGCTTGGTCCTCACCTACAAGATTTGATATTGCTGTCTTATAATTCATTTACTCTGTGTCCTAAATTCCTTCATAGTCTGTTTATGTGTCTGGTCGCTAAACTCCATCTTGGTAGTCCTTGCCATAGGATTAAACCCTAAGTAAGGTGATTTCCTTTCTATACTCCCAACTAATGGAGTTTCACAGACATCGCAAACTAAGTCATCTTTAGGTGTCACTTCAACTGATTTTTTACATTTTTTATTTTTACAGGTATATATCCTACATCGCCAATGTGCCATTCAATACTCCAGTAATTAGGTTTAAAGGTAACTGTTAGTGGATAGGTTATCTGGGGAGTAAATGAATACCCCCCAGAATAATCCGTTTTGTCACAACTCAACTTAGCCAATAGGAGTTCCGTCATTATGGAACTGATAGAGGAAGTGAGATTCTGGCATACATACCTCAAGACCTGCTTCTGTAAGGATAAGGTCTTTCCGTGAGTCTTCACCAGCAGTCTGTACATTGGTTTCAATGTAAGTATCACGATTAAGCCCATTACCAACTAACGGTCTGTACTTGACGTTATCTAAGTCAATACCTACCATCATTGATTTACCTATTCCCTTAAGAAGAGGATTCCTGACCATAGCCAACGAACCATGCACAGTATCTATCTTCATAACCTTATGACCTAAGCCACCTTCCAGTTGCTGGAAGTTAAGATTATAATGCATGTTAGATGAAACACTCTGGTCTCCAAATCCACTTTTCAGTCTATTGAAGTAAGTAACAACTGGCATTGAAGCCATGCAGAACTTCTGCTTATCTCCACCCCTTTCAGGTGCAAAGATAGTTTCAAAGTCCACAAGGAATCTGTCATAGGTTGCTTCCGAAGTACCACTTATATCAACACCTCTAACAAAAGATTTGCCAGAAGCATAAGCTAAAGCATTAGTATCAGTTAGTTCCCATGTACCAGCTTGTGCAATGATATTACCAATCATTCCATCTGTGTATGAAATGCCATTAGCATTACCTTTATTGTTGAAAAGAAATGCTCTTTCAATATCAACCTTATGTTCACGCAATTTCAAAGACCAGATTCTGTCCCATTCATTAGCATAACCACGCATGACTGTTGCCATTGCAGTATTGCTCATGTAGGCAGAAGTTTTGAAAATCTGCGTTTGACCATAGGTATCCTCAATAGCATATCCAAACGACTCTGGAGCATTTGTGCCTTCTCCCCATGCTGTGCCAATTACCTGTAAATCAAGGTTGCCCGATGATATTGTGGTATCAACATCCCCAGAAGTATACACAGTCCTTAAGGTAACTACACCAGTACCTACACTTTCTATCCTTGCGGTAATCTGCGCAGGTATTTCGGTATTTGCTGGAGCACCTTCAGCTACATTCTCATAAACAAGAGCCTGTACCAGCATTCCAGCAATTAACTCGTCCGAGTCTGATGCTGTCGTAAGGGTAAGTTCATTTACGGTATTAGCTTCTTGGTCCCACAACTCGCCTTCGGTTGCCTCAATGGTTACATTGTTTGAAGAGCAATCAATCTGGAAAGTCCTATCTGCCCATTTGGTAGGGGCACGGTCTTCCAGAACTCTGAAAACAGGGTCATCTGTCGGAACTTTCCCAACAGCACTAAGATACGCAAAGAATGGTGTTTCCTCTGGAGTTAACTTATAAACCCTATCACCAAAGTTATGCTTTCTGCGTTGACCATGTTTCGGGTCAATCGTTGCATCGGTATAACCAGTATATAAAGTATTATCAGATTGTAATCCTGTAAAAGCCATGATAATCCTCCTTTTTTATTTTGATGATTTAATTAAATAACCCTGGAACGGTTACTTGCATTCATCACTCGGTCCCATATATCATCTGTCTCATTAACTGCTGGAGGTGACTCTCCTTGAAGAACACCAACAGGAGCAGGAGCAGATTGGTTCCGTTGTACAACTGCAATTTCTGGTGGAGGAGTTGATGCATTCTGAGGTGTATTCACCTTATCATCAGCTGCCTGCCACATCTTGACCAAGACATCCGTTCCCATGTCTGTTAGAGGTTTATTAGCAAACTCATAGAATTGCTTCTTTTGAGCTGGGTCTAATCCTAAATCAGACAACTCTGTGTCAAACTGCTTCATCTTAGAATCCAAAGCCATTCTAGAAACAAGCTCTTGCTGAGACTGTTGGACAGCCTTAGTAATATTGCCTTTTTCCATTTCTTGGCGATACTGGAAAGATGAAGAGTTTGGGTCATTATAAGCTTCCCAAGGGTCAAAGTCTTCGGGAGGTCCCTGCGGAACAGCTTCAGCTTCGGTTGGAGGAGGTGGACTATTACCAGCAAGTGCAGATTTTAAATACTGCTGCACATCTGGGCGGTTTTCAACAAATTGACCAAGTGCCTTGTATTTCTCAAGGTCAGTCTTGATTTTTGCATTTTCCGCAGATACCTTATCCTTTTCTGACTGAAAATATTTAGCAGATTGCTCCCAATCTTTTACCTCTGGGACTTCTTGCTCTGCACTTTTTACAGGTGATTCAGCTTTTGCTAATTCCTGATTATCTTTGATGAGTGCGTCATCTTTGCGTTTTTCAAAAGACAGTCTTTCAATTTCAGAGAGATTTGCATTTGCATCTCCGATAACTTCAGGCTGTGCTTTTACTTTTTCTTTTGCCATTATGATTTCTCCTATTTTTTCTGAGTTTGACCATTAGCCATTTGTGTTTTCATACGCAATTTCTCTGATTCAAGTTTTACTGCGTTATCCAACTTGCTGACAGCTATTTGACCGTCAGCCTTCATTTTATGGTCAGATTCCGACATCCTTGCTTTGAACTTTTCTACTTCAGTTCTCTGACGTGCTGCAACTGCCTCACGTCTAGCGGTCTGTAGGTCACCTGACAATTCTTTAATTTGTTCCTGAGCTTGTCCTAAAGCCTGTTGAAGTTGTTGCATTTCATCGGACCTCTGAAGGATACCGTCTTTATCAAAAACTTCTGTTTTCTTTAGTGCTTCTATTCTATCAATAAGTCCAAGCTGGAATGCTTCAAGATAAATCTGCCACTCTCCCCATTTATTAGAAGGCATAGTAGAATTACCTACTATCCTTATATCATATTCTCCGACCTGGAGTGACATTTCTCTTTCTGCAATAGTAGCTGTCTTATCATCATAAATCTTTTTATTGACTGTATATTCATTCTGGTCATGGTTAGGATTAACAATAGAGAATGTTTTCTGAAAGTCATAATGTTTCTTAGATAAACTATATACAACTTTACCCAGTCTTTTCAAACTACCCTCTATATCTCTTAATTTTGACTTACTTCTTCTCTGCCCAAAATCTTCTAATTGCATTGTTGCAGATGCAGTTCTGGGTGCTTCCTGCGGATTCCCCTGTTGCATCTCATATATACCCATATTTAAATCAATATACTTCTCAACTTGCTGAGGTAGTGCTAATATAGATGCCGACATAGGTTGCGGTGCAGGAAAGTGAGGTTCACCAAAAGAGGCATCATACTCTATCGTTGCATTGGGATTTGCCCAGTCCCTCTCTAATTGTTCTACATCCTGTACTGAGCCTTGAGGGATTAAAAGCTTTAACCCTGCTGAAGACTGAGCATGGGCAGTTAATAATGAATGCATCTTATTTACGAATCTCTGTAAGCCCTTCCCTTTACCAACATCACTCATCGGATATGGAGTATTTGTCCAAATATTAGGAACTGGTACTATCGGGTAAATATCAGTATTTAAAACCCTCTGATATAAGACTACCTGACCAACTGTGGCTGTTTCTCTCACTCTTGTCTGCATAACCTCAACTATAGTAACATCTCCAATCTTTATTGCAACCTCAAGAGTAGCATCTGCTTCATGCATCATCTGTAGCTTTTCATAATCAACAATAAGTTCAGACTGTAATCCCTGTCTTTTGTCAGAAAGCCTAAAGTAAGGGACTTTAACTTTATCATAATATTGCATCATCCTATATTTCTCAGTAGCCCCTGCTCCCCACATAGAATTTTTAATCATATCTGGAGTGAATGCATCACTTACACTTGTGTTTTGTGATGAAGATGGATAGTCCTCATCTTTAAATCCAAGCCCTCTATCTATATATTCTATAAGTGGCTTTTCATACCCCTCCCTTGGAGCACCCTTCTCATCTTTTGGAATTTCAGCTAAATCTGGATAAAGATTTATTAACTGAACCTTACTTAATATAGTTGATATTATAATACCACTTGCATCATCAAAATATCTGTGTCTTGTATTAGGGTCAACATAGACTCTAAATGGGTCAACATTGCTAAATTTTATCTCACCTCTTCCGTAATCTGCTTCTGGGTCAAGATACGCATGGAAGTATCCCATTCCTGTAATAGCATAATCATGAACAACTTGCTTAAATACTTCATTACCATCTGATATATCCCAAATATACTCAAGCAGTGTGTTCCACACCTGAGCAAGTTTATTATCACTGTCTTCTCTTGGGTATGCACGAAACTTAGGTGTGCTGGAAGTAACAATAGCTTTAAACTGCTCAATAGCTGAGTATAGTCTATCAACAATAACACTGCTTTGATTAACAGATGCTAAGTAGTCAGTTTCTTCTTGTGTCCAATGGTTACCAAGATAGAAGTCTATATCTTCTCTTGCTTTTGTATCCCAGTCATTTCTACCATCAGACCACTTCTTAAACTTCTCTTGTATAGCTAATGCCTGTGGGTCTGTATCTATTCTATTTGCCATTTTGTATTTTTTCCTCAATAATTTCAACCATAGCAGAATAATATGCTAACTCATCCTTATATAGTTCTAACTGGTCTTGTAGGTTAACATCCGATGAACTAAAGAATATTTCAGCATGTTTCTTACCCTCTTCCAGTTTTAGATGAATATTATGTTTTAATATCTCTCTTTCATTTATTTTTTGCATGTTGTTAATATAATACATTATTATTATACAAGCAAACTAAATTCTTGCCCCTGTCATCCAGTTGTATTCTTTAGTGACTTTACGTTCTTTAGAATCATCTTTCTTGCGGAAACCACCTGTTTTCTGGTATCCCCCAGTATACTGAGTCGCTAACCAAAAGGCATCTATCATATCATCATGGGCTCCCTTTGGGAAGTCTAGAAGTTCATCTATAAACTCTATATCCCCCTTTTTTAAATGTACAGCTTTTTGCTTAAACAACGGTTGCAGTCCTTCAAACAGTCTATCCTTTTTCTTTTGAGTATATCCTTTTATCCCCTTTTCAATCCCAGGTAGAAAGAACCCCCTTTTCTTGCTCTCCCTCATAACAAAGTCTCTCAGCATTTCTTGGTAAGCAATCGTTTCAATATTAACTCTACGTACAGGATAATATTCTTTAACAATCTTGAAAATTTCTTCTGCACAGTCCATAGGAAGTGTCCTTTTCCTCCAGTAGTCAACAATGTAGTAATCATGCTCATCGCTAACCCCCACAACCATAATGACAGAGTAATCCCGATGGTCACTAATTGAAGAAGCAGGGTCAATGCCAATATACAGGTTGACATAAGTATTGCCATCATCAGTTTTGACGTACCAACTACCTTCTTCGTCATCCCATCTAGTGACTCCTTTATAAAGACTTTCATTTATATCCTCCTCTGAAAAAACTTGGTCATCAGGACTCCTTGCCTGATTCATATATTCTTGATAAAACTTTGCTGGGGTCCCACTATCTACATAGAACTGTTTCCTCTCATTAAGCTTACCCATACTCCATCTTGATTTCCATATAGGCTCACCATCTTCAATCGCTTTTTTACTATATACTTTCCATGTATAATCTTCATCATGCTTCCTAGCAGATTGATACCCTGTAAGGATGTTATTAAGAAAACTATCCCAATGTACAATAGTTCCGTTACACCATAGAAAACCTTTTTTATCAAAATCAATAGCTGGGTAAACAGCAGCAGTAACCCAGTTTTTCATATTTATTCTTGCATCTGGAGTCTTCGTATTTAACTCAGACTCAAAGTCATCTAATACTATTCCAGTATATCTTGTACTATACTGTTTTTTACCTCTAAGTCTTTGCGATGCCCCTTTTCCAATCATCCTACAGCCATTTTTCAGCACCACCTCGTTTTTTCTCCATATGTGACCTTGCAGGTCACCGAAATAATAATGTACAGCTGGATTGGTTTCTATATGGTTTTGTATCCATGCAATATTATCTATAGCTTGGTCCTGTGCCTCTCCAATCCACGCAATAAACTCTGGTTCAGAATCTGGTGGATTAAACAAGAACCTCCACAGAATAGCAGTAGCAGCCAAGGTGGACTTAGCATGGTCCCTTGGCAATATAAGTGCTAACTGTTGTATAGTTCTGTCGCAAAGCATCTTGCCAACTTCCCTATGAAACTGTGGTGTTTCTGTTGCAAGGAAATCCTGTGGGGAGAACATCTTCCCAAATGTGATTAAATCACTCGCAGCCAAGTGCAGCAATTCTTCATTCTTGCTGACATTACCGTTAGTATGTATATTAGCCATTATCTAGGAGAATTAGAGAACGAAGGGACCTGTCCAGATTCTTCTGCAAGGATATTACCATATTTTGCACCCTTCAAATGATGTCCTGTTCTTGCTGCAGCTGTCGCCCCACGCAGAAACCTTGCACCACCAAACTTCAACTGCCTCAGTAAAGGAGAGCCATACAGAGCAGCATTTAATACTGTTCCAGTATTAGTCTGAGGTAGTAATCCAAACCAACTCCTTATATCGCCCTCTGCTTGTATATATTCTTCAGACCCAGGTTCAAGCCCAGGTGATGGTGGAAACATTTTTAATGTTGCATCCCCTAATTTTTGTTGCCAAGTAGGTTCTCCTTGAAATACCCCCATGTCTTTATCAGTATTAACTTCCTCCTGTGTAAATGATAATAGTCCTGCCTGCTGTCCTGATGTGCCAAGAGACTCAGCTACAGAAAAGTCAGGGTCAAACGCTGATGCAATATCTAAATAATTTTTATCTTTACCGTTCATGAGTATCTCCTGTTTCTTAATTTCCTTTTTTCTTTATATTGCCTATTCTTTTTTTTCTTAGCAGACTTTTTTTTATAGGCATCTTTTGTATTTCTGCCCCTACTCACCTTTTTTAAACAAACCCCCAAAAATAGAAAACAGGTTATCTAAAAAGTTTGGTCCTGGGTCAGGAATCGGATAGCCCTTATCGTCTACTCCCCTTATTCCATGATAATAATCACTAAAATCTCTTAAGACACTTTTCTGGTCTTCATCCAAATGATAATCCGTACCACCTATAATACTATACATTGTGTCTGCCCATTTTGCCTGACTTAATCCAGCATCATTATGTCCTAAGTGCCGTATCTCTCCTATTGGAGAATTTATATAGTCAGCAGGGTTACCACTTCTTGTATGTCCCATCTCATGTATAAGAGTATTAGCTAAATTTAGATAGTAATAATCTTCGTCCATTATATTATCTCCATCTTGGTCATAGTATGGACTTGAAGCATAATGCTGTCCCTCACGAACAAACTCTCCAGATGCATCAATATAAGTTTGGTCAAAATGATGCTTAGGGTCAATTTTCATCTCATCAATATCAGGTGAAGTTTCACCACCATGTCTAACAAGAGCCTTTGAGCCTGCTTCAACATCTTCTTCATCATACGCATGGACACTCCTGCGATTCTCAGGTTTCTTTAATTCTCTCTTTCTTATTCTCTCATCATATGTCCTTTTATAGGATACAGGATTAAATGAATATTCATAACCCCCTTCTTCAGGACCTTTTAAAATTCTTTCCTTTATATCTTTTTTATGCTTTTCTTTATCCAGTGTAATATTAGCAAAATTTAAAGCCATATCCTTTTCCATCATACCAGCCACAGACCACTGGTCAATACCCCTTTCATCATAGATAATTTTTGCAATAGTTCGGTTTAGGTCTTTATCAAGTAAAGCTTCTTGTCTTTGTTTGTCTGTTAAGTCACTCCAATTAGGATGCACCTTTAATGCAGCTTTCTGGACTTCAACATAAACTTGGTCAGGGAAAGTATCTATAACCTTTCCTGTTTTTCTGTTCTTAACTTTTGTTGTAGAAAAATTCTTACCATTCCTATTAACCCATGCTTCATTTATCTGATACAATCCATAATCCTTTGTTCCATCTTTATTTGCTGGAGAGACAGCTCTTCCCCATTTATCTTCGTCAGTACCCCTATGTTCAAATGATGGGATTGCAGCAAATATTGCAGCATCATCCTTTTTACCATAGTTAGCATCAATCAGCTTATCAACCAGTTCATTTATTTCATCTTCAAATTCATTATACACTCTAGCCATTAGAGACTGTGGAATAAAAACAGACTTGTCAACATTAGGGTTGATAGAAGTCATTCCAGGTCTTCCTGGAATTGGCTGATGAAACTCCTGCTTTACAAAATTATTGTGATGGTCAGGCATTAGTATCCTTTATTTCTATAATGGTGATATGCCTTAATTTGTAATTCCTGTCGTCCCAAATCATACAATTCTTGTTGGTCTAAATATATAAGTTCTCCTTTTTCATCAACATGCCCCTTTTTGAACCACTTCCATTTTTTATCATCAAATTCAAAACCTTCAGGAATCGCTGATGTATCTAACTCATTACTAAGTGACCTGTAAACAATATCATCTAAAAGTTTCCTCACTCTATCAGCATCCTCATCTGAAATCTCATGCTGTTTACCACCCTTCTGCCAATTTGGATGTGTTGGAAATTTACTTATAGATTGTCCATGCGTTGAAGAGGCTTGGTCACTATCTATACTTGTACCAAACTCACCTCTCCATGTCTGCTGTGATAATGCGGGGTCCCCATGATGAAGTGTTTCTCCAAAAAGAGTTTGATAGTGTCCCCCTTCGTGAAGAATTGTATTTAAAAGTTTCTGTGTATCAAAATGCTGTCTTGGAATTTCTTGTCTATATGTTGGAGACTTAGGATTTTCATCTATATCTTTACTAGTATAGGTTGGGTTTAAGACTGCATAAAAAGCTTCAGCATCACTCTTATTTAGCATAGAGGAATAATCATTTTGTAATTCGCCACCAGCACCTGTCACCACTGGTACTTGTTTACCATCTTCAGTTTCACCTATCCATGTCGTTGAACCTTGCAATCGGTCTGGATATGCCCAAGCTGTAATCCCTTTGCCTCCACCCATTCCAGGAAGTGAATCTTTCAAATAACCCAGTATACCACTAATACTAAAATCATAACTTGGGTCACCACCCTTCCTGAGTCCTTTTTCATATCTATTAGCTAACATCTTACCACGCACTTTATTTATAAGAGGAAAACTCCATCCACCTTTTCCTGACGTATTTCCATACGCATCAACAGTTTTCTTTCTCCCAAATACATTCATAAAACTACTTCTTGCTTTAAACAAGTTCTCATAAGCTTTAGCAAGTCCAGGTTTATGAATCTCAACTATATCAGCAATGGTATGAGGGTCAATTATTGTTGAATGACCTTTTCTAGACCCTTGGTAATACGGAGATACCCTACCAGCCCTCCATCTCGTTCTTACATCATCTAGACTCTCGTTAAGCTGCCTATCAATCTCCTTTCTGTCAACTTTAGATATATTACTACCAAATAGATTAGCCTCTGCTTCAATATTTTCTTGAGAAGTCAAAGGCTCAAGAAGAGAATTTTCGTTTATATGTCCAGGTATATGAGACATCTTAATGTGTATGCCCACTTGGTGGGTCTGTTTCAGCATATAATCCTAGACTTTTCTCAACAGCTGGTTGATATACTCTGTGTGTCCAGAACTCTTCAGGAGTATCTTCCATTTCAGTAACCCCTTCTACATAATCTTTCCAAACTATATCACCACCAAGGGAATGCTTAGCCATGTCAAAAATACTTGCAGAAGGATACTGCCATCCTCCTTTTTTAGTCTCGTCACCCTTTCTCCATCGTCCATATACATCCTCTCCATAAACAGTTCGCTGATATGCTCTCCCTGTCAATTTATCAACCATATTTTTATATGAGAACATTGCATGTTCGTTGGCATACTCTGGATGGTCCACCTTCATTTGGGCATGAGAAAGTTCAGCAGCAAAGTCAGTAGGTTCACCTACTTGGATATGGAGAGTGTCAGATGCACCGCCTTTACCTTCAGTATAAAATGCTCTCTCTCCAGATATTCCATGTGCGGGTCCCCCACGGTTAAATTTCCACTCATTAGTCAGTCCACCAAAAGGGTATTGTTTAATAAAAGGTGAACCCCCCATATCCCACTCTTTTTTAAATGATGCCTCAATTTCAGCTTTGGTCTTCAACTCCTGATAGTCTCCATGTTTATCTGGACTCTTTCCTCCAGCACTATATCTAGGAAATCTAGAGTTAATATCAGGATAGTCCACACGCAACTGTTGAAAGTCTCCCAATGTAAATGGTTTCTCTCTTTGCTCAAAAAAGCTAGTCATAAATTCATCAAACGATTCTGTCTCAGGCTCTGCCGTTTTTTCACCAAATATTTGACCTAAAAGACCCATCTTAATATGCAACTACAAGTTCAAAGTGAGGGAAGTCATCAAATTGGTTATCATCTACTTCCCAGTTCTGGTTCCAGTCACCACCCCATCTAATAGGTATCCCCATCTGGTTAGCAACACCTAACACAAACCCTGCAAATAAGTGAAATCTTTCACGGTCATCCCAATCAATCGGATAAGGGACCACATCAACAGCAAGAGAGGGATTGTGATTATGCCTGCCTTTAGGAAATTTAACTTTCGTCTTCCCTTCCTTGTATAACGCATTCTGGCGATTCTCGCCCCTATGACCTTCCAATACAGAACAATCCACCGTCTTGATAACTTCATTGAACACCTCCTGTAACTTTTTATTACAAGTTGATAACTGCTTTTTTGACTTTTTACCGAATTTAGGCATTATGCTCTTCCCCTTACTCTTTCTTCAGGGAGTAACATCCTTAACTTGTCATCCCTATCAAATTCACTAAAACACTCTGGACATTTCCAGCCTATTATCTCTTCCCACTCATCAATCAAGGCTATTCTCTTTGTAACCTCATCGTCATGGTATAAATTCGTACTACAGACAGAACAAACATCATCGTTATTGCTAAGTGCTGGATTCATGTGAGTTATATCCCCATTGTTATCCTTAAACCAGTGAGCAGAGGCTCTACTTTTCATCTTTACTATCTACCTCCCCATGCAGTAACACCTGTTCTCCCTCAACAGACTTTAATTGCTCTGGAGAGAACCCACCCCAGACAGTAAGTTGCTGATTTGTATCTTGCTCAACAGCAAACATGCCTGATATCTTAGCAAGTGACTCTAAACTACGCAAAACATCAGTATCTCGTTCTGCCAAATCACATATCTGCTTGAATCTCTGGACAATGTAGTTAGGAGTTACCCCCTCATCCTCTAATACCTTAGCAACTTCTTCTTTTATCATAGTTTGTACTCTCTCAGTTTTTAATAATTTACCAGACCTTTGTTTTGCATACTCTGGGTTGTCTGTTTTAAATGCTTGTGTGTATGATTCAATGACATCCTTTCCAGAGGCAACATAACGTGCAAACAGCACCTCTCTGCTCGTTGCATCTTTCTTAGACATAAATTTTCTATATTCATTCGTACCACTAAATGTATAAATATTCTCAGCTATGTGTCCACTCATTTTTTTAGAAGCACTTGTAACGTAGGACCCACAGATGGTTCTAACATAATATTGTCCTCCTTTAATCTGACCTCTCTTTAACACCTGAACAACGTGGTTATCATCAGTTAAAACCCACTCCCCCTCTTTACCTGACCGCCAGTTAGTGATATTGCTGTACTCTGGGTACACATCTTTAAATTCTTCGGTGGTGTAGAGGCAATGGGTTATTCCTTTTATAATTTTAAAATTTTCCATACGGTTAATATAACACCAACCTGTACATAAAAGCAATACCCTTTTTACAGATTGAAAACCCTTATATATAGTATTATATATATAATATACTATATATCCCCCTATCTATAGTCTTTCCCCCAGTTTTAAAATATAGAATGAGAATGCGTGTAGTTGTTTCTACGGCGTGGCATACCCTATTGATGTGCTTGGTACACCCACCGAACATGGTTGAAAATTTGGATTAAATCCGTTGAAAATAATTATTATGGGTGAAATCGTTTAAAATAATTGAATAAGATATGGATATTAAATGCTTTTCAATACGCCACAAAATGCGTATTTTAAGAGGTCAACATTGACAAATAAACAACTAACTCATGAGGTTCGCAATGCAAGACGATAACGAACAAACAACCCAAACCGCACCGTCATTAGACGATTTGCGTAAAAAGTTGGGTATATCTTCAACCCAAGTAAAAGCCAAGACTACAACGGT